TCGCGCATGATGTCGGCGATGTTTTCAAGGTTCTGGAACGCGGCCAGAAATTCTGTTGGCATATAATAGGACGAATGCACGAACGCCGGTTGCCGGCTGAGGTCTTCGAGATCGGGCCGCAGAACCCCGAACATTTCCGGCTGAATGAGATACGGCGCCAGACCGTTTTCCCAGTTCAGCTTCAGGATGGCTTTCCCTTTAACCAAACTCCAATCGACCGCCGAGGAAACCTTGGCGTAGACCCCGGCGTCGGTCATCTGGCTATAAAGTTCGGCGGATGCCGCTCTGCCGATACGGCGATCCGTCAGGGTGCCGCCATTCTTGAAGCGCAGATTGTAGCGAAGTTCGACCGGGGAAAACAAAAACGCGGAGAGATTGTCGATATAGGCGAAAGTCTTCGGGTAGATACAGGGAACCCCGTTCTCGTCGCCGGTCAGATACAGATTTCGGTAAAGAGCGCCCCGAGCGATGCGTTCGTCGAGGTCGGTGCGGCACTGATCGACGATTTCTCGTGCCCAGGTGCCGACTTTTTTCGAGGCGGGGATCGGAAGCATGACCGGACCCTATACAGTCCCGTCCCCGATGTCTTGACTGTTTAATCGGGACTTAATTGACATAGTTGATCGCCGGCTTCCGGCGGTCCGCATGGGCTTGTGCGATGGGATCGGGGTTGCCGGTTGGGGTTACTACCGATCCGGCCTGTGCCGAGTTCATCAATTGGCCCATGGGGATACGTGCCCTGGCCTTTCCGGCGCCGACAAAGAAATTATCCGCCTGCTGCTGGAGCCTGTGGGGTAGTTTCGGCGCCATGGTCTCGCCTTCGCGGACATCGTCGCGCAAGTCGGTCATGCCTTGTTCTTTCATGACCATCTCGGCGGTGTAATCGACGGCGCGGACATGCTGAGAACCGCCGACAGCGGGCGCTTTGCCGTCGGAAACCTTCATGCCGCGTTGTTTTTTGGCTTTTTTGCAGTCGGGACACGGCGGGTCCGGCAGCATTTCCAGCGCTTCTTCCGATGCCGCGAACATTTTCCGTTTGTATCGGCGTCCGCAGGCATCGCAGCGGATCGTGACTTCGAATTGCGTTGCCATTTTAGTCCCTTGTGAAGCGTTCCACCCGTTGCGTATGAGCTTCCACACCGCGAAGCATGGCGTCTACCAATGCCTCGACCGGCGGGACATGGGCTTGTTGAAGCTTTCCCTCGATATCGCGGCCGGCTCTGTCACGAATAACCGCCTGGAAATCCTTACTCGGGGTCGGCCAAAGTAGGATTGCTTCTTCCGATGGCGCCCATTTGACCGGCATCCCAGGACGAGGATCGTGCGCCGCCAAATCGGCGATTTCCGGTTCGGTGCATTTGTTCAGCACGATCGAACATTGTATCTGCCCGACCGGATCGTCCACGATTTGCACCGAGGCAACCATCGATCCGCGTAACGGGAGTGTGTTTTCGCCTTTTTTCAGGATCATGGCATGAACCTGTCGAAGAAATCGCGAGCTTCCCGCCACATCAGAGGCTCGAATTCAAGCTCCCGACCAGTTGTCCGAGACGCCCAAAAAGCCCGGAAGACCCATGCTTTTTTGACGAATTTGCGGGTTTTCCGCCAATAAGCGGGGACGCCGCCCTCGCGAGGATGATCGTCCAGGGAGGAAGCAACGAAGATGGTGCGATCTTCCGGCGCCTCGGCCATCTCATACCAGACCCCGAAGGGGCGCGGTTCGACAGAGACAAGCCTTTCCGGTTCCGGGAGGATAGGCACGATGTCGGGAATCGGATCGACAGCGGCTTCCGGCAATCCCGGTTCAGGCTTCCTCGGCATCGGATACTCCTCTGGCGATCCAGTCCAAAGATTCCTCGGCTTTGGTTTCCAGCGCCATCCTGGCCACGGTTATGTAGCTGACCCAGAGCGGTTGGGTAGCGTAGGCAGGAATCGAATGAACAATGCCGGATGGCGTCGGATACGCGGTCGGCGGATAGACCATGACCGGCGTTTCGGCATCCATGCCGTTGTGTTTGGCGGCCAGCCGCTTGGCCAGTTCCGCGACCGGTTTTTCGGTGTCGTCCCACCACATCAGACCAATCCTCTCGCTATCATCCATTGTTGTGCCGGGTCGGGTTCTTCGGTTTGGCCTTCGGCGATCTGCTTCATGGTGTTGAGCACCAACATGCCGATGGCCGTCGATATCTTGTCGTCTTCCCTGTTTTCCCGCGTCGCCCGGTCGAACGTCATGCCCTCGGAGACCAGTTGATCCCGGTAATGCTGGATGTAGGCATGAACGGCGAGGCAGGACGCCATGGTGCGGTCGTCTTTCTGGCGGCCGGGAGCGGCGATACGATCCCCGTTCTGGACGATGATTTGCATCTCTTGCAGCATCGGCCGGGAATTGACAATCGCCCTGCCCGATAAATAGGCATCCCGAAACTGATTGAAGACCTGCCCTTTGACGGACATGGTCGTATTGGTGTGAATGATATATCCGGCGCCGCCGGGATGGTCGGCCTTACGATAGATATAATGCCGCACGGTATCGAGAAAGTCGGCGAGCATCCGGCCTCGGCCATCGGTCTTCCCCTGGCTCATCTCGGCCCGCATTAGTTCTTTCAGATGCTCGAATTCGGTCAACACCGCATGTCCGTAGCCGCCGGTCAGTTCGATATTGACCATGCAGTTCCGATAGGTGCCGGCGAGATAGGCAAGAACCCAGGCGCATTGGCGGGTTTCGGCCTCGTTGGACGCCCATTCGCAGACCTGGATGATCTTGTCGGCGAAGCAGCGCCAGACCTGGACGGCGTGACGGTCGTTCCGTTCGTCCGAGCCATAAGCGGGATCGCAGCCAATGACATAGATACCTTCGGGGCATGGTTGTTCCCAGACCCGCATCTCGACTTCGTTTTTCCGCTCCGGGTTTTTGACCGCGTCGATATGCTCGACCCTGGTCTCCCAGAAGTCGGTGGAGAGATAGAACCGATACCCTTGGTAAAAGGTGGACGGCATCCTTTCGTAGTCTTTGGCGATCATCCGCAGCGGGAAAAACGAGTTCCCGGTCAGGACGAAGGCTTCTTCCGCATACCATGGCTGGTTCTGTGCCGCGTTGGCGTCGGTTTTACCGTCCTTGGCGAGATACCAGCGATACCATGCCAGTTGTTCCGGGGTGACTTTCCATCCGTAATTCTTCTCGACGATCTTGATCTTCTCGAATTCCCGCTCGTCCGGCGGCATCAGGCCGTATTGCGAAAACTTAGGATCGAGTTTGGAGATCGAGTTCAGGTGTTTCGACCACCAACCGACGAACACATTCTTCGTCGTCAGCGGGTTTTCCTGCCCGGCCACCCAGATATCCCGCCAGTGATTGTGTCCCTTGGCGGTCGATTCCTTGATGAGAAGCCGGTCGGGATGATTGTCGGAAAGGGCTTCCAGAAAGTTGAAGATACCTTCCTCATTCCCGTAGGAGGCGATTTCGGTCAGGATGGCAAAGGTATAGCCCGATGATTCGCCCCAGGAGACCTTACTTCCCCCGGTGCCGGCGACAAGGAAATCGAGTTGGCTGCCGTTGGTGAACTTCATCGAGAAGCGGTTATCGCCGCCTTTCGGGACGATTTTCAGCCCTCCGAAGCGGGCCGGAATGGATAAAATCATGTTCCGCAGTTCTTCGCGGAATTTGTCCCTGGTCTTATCCTGATCGACGACCAAAGCCCCCTTGATGCGGGGATGCAGGCTTAGCCAGAGGATGATGACGATTTCGAAGATGGTCGAGGACCCAAGCTGGCGGGATTTCAGGATGTTGAAGTCCCTGATCCCTTCGTCCATGCCGAGGCAGATTTCGTTCAGGATGCTTTCCTGAGACGTCCAGAGCTTGAGCTTGGTTCCTTCTTCTCCCAGCGCGGCGGTTTCCTCGCGGGAAACGATACGGATTTTATCGATCAGCGCATCCAGGATCGGCCGCCACTTCTGGGCCGGCTTCTTCATTTGTCTTTCCAGGCGGCGAGATCGGACGCAACACGGTCAACCACCGAATCCCAATCGTCTAGTCTCGGTTGCCGGTAAAGCTTCATCGTTGGATACCAGCTTGTCGTCTCGCCATGGGACATCCAGCGCCAGCAACCGCCGCGACGAAGCAAGGTCCAGGTTTCGACGCCCATCGTCGCCGCCAGATGGCAAATCGCGGTATCAACAGAAATAACAAGATCGAGACCGGCGACCAAAGCGCAGGTATCCGCCCATGTCTCGATATTGTATCTGGCCAGATGTTCTTCCTGGAGGGAGACACACATCTCCTTCGGTAGCACATCGAGGATGCGATCGAAGACATCGTAGGGGATGGAACGACGGAGATCGTCGGCGTGCGCCATCGGATCGTGGGGGCGAGAACCGCCATGCCAGCAGAACCCGACGCGGGGGCCTTTTTTGACGGCCGCTATATTGAACGGAACCGGGGGCGGCGTGTTTTCGACCGTTGTTCCGAACACCATCGGCAGCGACATCAGAAAGGTCTGGATATCCGCTTCCGGCAGGTTGTTTTTGTCGGTTACAACCTCGGCACCCAACCCTTGTAGGAGGGTTTTTTGGCTACCGTGAGCATGGATATAGGTTTTGGCGGCCAGCGCGGCGACCATGGGGATATAACGGGCGAAATGGATCGTATCGCCGAACCCCTGTTCGGACAAAACGAGAACGGTTTTCCCCCGCAATTCCTTTTTATCGCCGGCCCACAATGTCGGCGGATCGTAATCCCAGGCATGACCGGGCATCGGAAGTTTCAGTCTGGCCTGCAAGAACGGCCAGCCCTCCTCCCATTTGCC